TTATTTGTAAATGTTTAAATATCTTTTATTTCAAATAAAACGTATTTAAATGTGGCTGAAGCTTCGATATAGTCTACCGTTTGGTCAGTAGTATCAAATGTAAGTTTGCTTAATTCATATGGATAAGCATCGGTGAATACTATTTCATAGTTTGCATTTTTAGCGCTTGATAGTATTGTTAAAGATATATCAGATCTTATACCATCACCAGTATAGTTTTTATTTTGAGAAAGAGCTCTATACTCAGAGAAGTCTTTAGGTTTTCCTAATGCACGTATCCAATTGTGAATTTCTAAATAGTTTTTTAAATTTTCATCTACTCTAAATGTAAGTTCAAGATCTCCATAATCTATGTGTTCACCGGGTTCCGGTATTTTAACAAATGGATTAGGAGAATTATATGATGGCAAGTTTAAAGACGGTAGTTTGGATTGGAATGTTTGCTCCAGTTGAGGGTCTAATTCAGGTTCCGGAGTTAGTGCTTTAGGAGTTAAATCAATATCAATGTACTTATTTAACCAACTACTAACAGTATTTACTTTAGCCTGGCAAGCAGCAATTTCTTTGTTTAACTCAGTACTGATTTCTTTGAATACTTCTCCTGCCTTGGTATAGATTCCCAAATCCAACAAATCAATTAAAAACTTTTTTCTAACTGAGTCTGTACTGGTTAAGAATTCCAGGCTACTAGCGTGGCTTTGATATACAATCTGAGAAAATGCTCGGTGATCAATACCAATCAATTCTTCTATAGACTTGTATGTTTGTGTAGCAGTATGGCTACTAATATCTAAACCATCACGGAATAGTTTTACTGTACTTTGTGTGGTACCGCGATTGGTTTTTACAGTATAAGGAACTCCATCCTTTACTAAATCCAATTCAATACTATAAGTTTTTTCTTTACAGTACCTGTTAAGAATATCGGATTTTTTAATGCCTTTTGAGTTTTTATTATACAGCACTTCTTCTATAATAAGTGCTATGCTGCTTTTTCCATGACCATTTTTTCCTACTAACTGAGTTAGTGGAGCATTATCAAGCACAATCTTATTATTTGCACCATAAGAAAAAGCATTACTCCAACGTAGCTCTTTAAGAGTAATCAACTTTTTTCAACTCCTCTTGCAACTCTTTTAATCCGCCAATCAAAATGTTATTAATAAATACTTGTGGTACAGTGCGAACACCTGGTACTCGATTAAGTAGCAGTTGTTTTGACATTGGCTGAGTGCTTAAATTATACTCAATAAACGGAATATTTTTAGATTGCAGTAAATTTTTTACTTGTACACAGCCGCTACAATTATTTTGAGAGAATACTTCAATCTTTGAGCTTGCTTTCATAGTTTTGTAGTTCCTGCATTACTTGTTTTATGGTAGCTTCTGGTAATTCCAGTATGTAAGTCAAATATTCTTGCACTTCTTGTTGCAGTGACATTTCACTGTCTAGTATAAGTGCTGCATCGCTTACTTTTTTAGCTACCTTTTTATCAATTAAATCATTATCAGCCAATTTAGCCAAGTCTGATAAATTACCTTCTACTTCATATATTGTATGATCGTATGTGGTTGGCGGTGTTGGGTCACCTACACTAACAGTCTTTTTTAACAACTGCGGTAATTCTAGCTTAATCCAGCTGTGTTCATGAGTAGTGGTATCAAATAATATAACACCAGTATCTACTCTATTTCTGTGAAAACTGGTAGTTACTGGACTACCAGGGTATAATATATTAAGCTGACAATTTTCGTAACTATGCAAGTCACCTGCTAACACAGTTTGCCAACGTTGAAACTTTTCTAGTGGTACTTCGCTTGTAACGTGTGGAGGAATATTTCCACGTACATGAGTTAACAGTACACTATTATTAAACTGATCAGGATCAAATGTTTTTATAAAATTGTAGGGAATAACATCTACTGTATCTAAGATAGTAGTACAAGTATCTAAGATATGCACCAGACTATTTACTCTATTAACCACTTGTTTTAAGTTGGTTAGGAAACTGGTATCTTTTTTAAGCATTTCATGATTACCAGTATAAATGTACGTTGGTTTAACACAACTGGTTACAAAATCAAAAAATACTTCTAGTTCTTGCATACTAGGTAGTTTGTCGAATACATCGCCGCCAACCACAAATACATCACATAGTGCTTGATGTGTTTGTAACTGTTGCCACAGTAGATTATACCTATTTAAACTCCACTCAACAGGAACATTTTTCTGACCTAGTTTAATATGAACATCTGCTGTAAATAGTAATTTCATATTAGTAGAGGCGATAAAGCCCTGCTGCGGTTTAGGCAACAGGGCTTTTGGTTAACCTAGTTCTTTTACTGCTTCCGACTCTGCGGAATCTTCGGAATCACTTTCTTGATCTTGTGCCTCCACGATTTTATTAAGCAGAGCTAAAACTTCGTCGGCTTGGGGTCGAGGGAATTTTTCATCAATCGACTTTGCCGAATCAGCCAGTGCTCGTTCTTCAGCAGTTAGCTTGCGAGGCTTACAACGCAGGACTTGAAGTTGATATTCAACGTTAAAGGGAAGCGGGCCTGTTTTGACACGCTTAAATACTACATCCCATCCGGTTTCATAATCAGTAGGGTCACCTAAATCTTCTGCTGCAGTTACAATTTGTTCGAACAGTTTCTTTTTAAGATTTAGTGCGACTACTTTTTGATTTTTGATGTCAATGCAGTTTACTGAGTAACTCCAGTTACACTTGAGATCTGGAAAAAATTCTGGTACGTGATCAGTTTCAACATTGTCGAACTTTTCTTTTTCACGATTAAATGCAAGGCACTCAACCGGAATATCTTTGTTATTACTGCCCTTGAGCCAGTAAATATAACGAGGAAGAACTCCTCCAATCAACCTAACAGAATTCTCTCCGTCTTTGTATTCGTAAGATTCTACTTTGTTAGACTGTGCTTTGCCTTTGGTTTGCTTAAATGATAATGCCACTTTTATCCTCGTATTTAAAATACAGTTTGTTTTCTTTAAGTTTTATTAAGGGATTGTATTTAATTGCAGAAATATTTAGGTCTGGAAAAAAGCTCAAATCTAAGTAAGTTATGCCGTAGTTTTTATAAATAAAATAATCTCGTCTTGCGGCTAATTTTAGATATTGAGCTTTATAGACCGTATCAGTTAGTTTGTCGTTGAAAAAATCTTTGGGATTTATCAAAAAACTCAAACCTTTCAGAGATTTTTTAAGCGGCTTATACTTCTGGTATGCAGTTTTAGGTATAGTTTGCTTAATGTACCAATAATATAAGGCTTGTATTAAATACTCTGAATCGTTTTTGGTTTCTGCTTCTAACACTTCTAAGTTGAAAAACAACATTACTTCTCAACCTTAACTAATATTATATCAGAATTGAATAGCGATGACAAGTTAAAATTTTACACGGTAATAACTTCCCAGCCTTTGCGAAGATAAAGGCTTAACCTATCGTTATTCTGCTTTCTATCAGTATATCCAGCAAATTGAATATCCAATACTTCAGGTGGATTTTTCTTATCTGGATGTTGACGCTGTATTCGCCCAATAATTTGTTCTAGTAATGCGTCATTGCTGCCAATTGGTGAAGCCAAAATAACACTACTTAAAATATTTATTGAAATGCCTTCTGAAAAGATTTGTCTGCTACCAACAACGCACATCTTTTGTTTGCTGAGTAACTGCTCTTTGGCAAGTTCTCGGGCCTCATAATCTGTGTCGCCAGTAACCAACACACACGTTTCACCAACATATTCAGCAACCTGTTTTAAAAATTCAACCCTATCAGCCATTACTAATACACTGTGACCAGCCACTACTTGCGCCAGTGCCACACCAGCAATAAATCTTATATAATGGTCATCTGTTAGCAGCTTGGTAACACGTTCAGCCCACGGCAGTTGAGGGTCTAGTTTATGAGTAGTTTTTAATAGCTTTACTACTGGAGTAAGAGTATCACTTTGTGGTGGTTGATATACTTTAGTACCAAAATAGTCAGGAAACATTTTATGTTTCCCATCTTTGCGTACCATTGTTCCACTCAGTGCTATACGATACCTAGCATAACTGCTATCTACAAATTCTGTAAACATTGTGGCCGGACAGTGATGAGCTTCATCCAAAATAATAGTACCGAACTCTTTAGCCAATTCAGCACTGTATTTTTTTAAACTTTGAATGTTGCCTACCACTATAAAGTGATCTTCGATATCATACTTTCCGCTACCGATTACACCAGGTTCCATTCCAAATAATTGTATACACTCAGTAATCCATTGATCTCTCAATGCTGTTGTATGTGTAATTACTAATGTTTTTTGACCCAGCTTTTTAGCAATATGTAATGCGGTAAAAGTCTTGCCCCATCCTACAAGAGCATTAATAAAGCAAGTATCAGATACATCATCATAAACAACTTGTTGAGCTGCTCTGAGGGGATATTTAGCGTCAGGAAAGGGAACAACATTATTTACTCTCTTGTCAACGATTTCATATTCTGGAGGTATTAGATCCAGTCTGCCTTGTGGAATAGAAATTATACCTTTTACTAAATTTTTGTAAGTCTTGATAGTTTCTACACTAGCAACTGGACCTGTTTTCTTTGTACCAGTAAAACTTTTATTAAACTTGTATGTAAGCTGACCTTCAATAAACTTCCTAGCTGCTGGACCCGGATCATCAATATAAATTCTATTAGATATTACTGCTTTAGCCATTATACTGTTCTCCAAGTTTCTTTATACTTGGCTTCATAGATTCCATATAGTACCGGCATTTTATTTATTAATAGTACGCCAGCCCAAACGTGTTGTGCATGGGGTTTGTATAATACTTTAAATCGCATAGCATTTTTTAAACACACTATGTAACCAAAACCCCCGCTGGAAATAATTTTTTCAATTTCAAAAAATCGCAGTTTGGCG